GCCAGGCGTCTGCTTGCTTGTCCGGAACTACGTAATTCATTCCGGAGCGAAGTCGCTCTCGAGCACCGGTCTCTCACCAGCCGGCACCGCTGCGACCTGCAGGCGAGCGAGACGTGACGCCTTCGTGGGCCGAAGGATGGCGTCCGTCCCCTCGCGCGACTTGTCGTCGTTCTTGTCCCGCAGTGTGGTCCTGAAGGCGTCCAGAGTCGTGCGCTCCATCGTGGACACGTACGTGTTCCAGACGGTGTTGTACATGGCGCCCTGCATGCCGATGATAGCCACCGGCTCCGCGTCGAACAAGTCACGGTACTCAACGAGCATCTGCAGCTCGCGCGTGTTGACAGAGACGATGTGCGCCTCGTCCTTGCACGCGACGATCTTCTGGATGATGTCGTCGCCCTGGACGAACAGGTGGTGCAGGTCCTCGGGCAGGGTGGAGCCCTCGGGAATGATGATCATGCTATACGACATGGCGTTTTCCTTCACGGTTGAAATGTTGGCGACGCAGAACGCGGAGGACAAATTGAACGTGGCGTCGCTCTTCACGTTCGACCTCGGTAAGCAGTTTGGACCAATGGCCCATGATGGCGCGATTCAGCTCCTCGAGCACCTCGGTGTAATAACGGGACTTCGGCTCCCAATCACGACTGATGTAGCCGTGCTCGATGGCCCGTGAGATCAGCAGGTCCTTGGAACGCGATCATCGCGCGCACGTGGCGCACGTCGATCGAGAATAGGTCTGCGATCATCCCCTCACTGAGGCGGTCTTGGATTGCGGTCGGGTACAGCGAGACCGGCAAGCGTAAATCATGAAACATTGAATCGACTCGAACTAGTAGTTGTCGGCCGACACCAGTCTGTGTACACAGACATAAGTCAGCCGTGGTTGTGGTTAGCTTGTTCTCAGCGGCTAACTATGCGCTGCTTCTCCCTCTAGCAGTGCTCAGCGATGACAACCGCCTTTAGGGCGTCTATCAGATCGTAAGTCACTTCGGGCACGAGTAGGTCGTCTAGCGGCTTGACAGGCCATCGACTCCACTCGAGCTCACTCGGTGTCAACCAAAGTCGCACCAGCTCCCGAGCTTTCTCGGGCGGCAGAGGTGCGGCAACTGCGAAGGGGTTGAGCCTATCACTGGTGAACGTCTCAATGTTGAGAACCGTCTCGACTGGGTCGTTGCACGTCTTGGCGATCGTGTTTATGGCGACGTGGCCGAGGATTAACCTCGAAATCGCCGCGCGCCTCAATTCGGCGGTAGCTTGAGCTAGCTTTAAACGCTGCTCAGCTCGTTTAGCTTCTCTCTCTCCCGCAGTCAACTTGACTTTGGTCATCTCATGCTCCTGCAGCTGTGGGCTGCGTTAGTTAATCCGCTACTCTCGGTGCACTACCGAGCCACGTGTTGAGCTTCTCTCACTGGATGCTCTTCTGCCCCTGGTTACACCACGGACAGCAACACTCACGCGAATTGGATGAGTGGGATACGAC